ATCATTAACTTTATTTTTATTATCAACAAATAGTTGAGCAGCTTGAGCAAGATCATGTGATATAACTTCTGAAAAATGCTTCTGAGTTGTATTATCTGATGTAAGTGCAACTTGTATAGCTTTGCTGAGTGCATATACATAATTTGTAAATGTAGTTCTTGTGGGCTCAGGTGTTGCTTTAAATTGAGACAAATGATCTAAAAGATCATTCAGTTGACTTTTATGTGCTTTACCATCTAGATAGTTTTCAAACAAAGTATTCCATTGGTCAATACGTCCATCTTTAACGTATTTTTCAAAGCATCGCAACATTGATAAAGTCCACGTCTGGTAAATTGTTTTCTTAGCCATATGCATATCCTTTCATATAGTTAATAATAACATACATTAACAATTTTCTTCTTCATATTTTTCATAAAGTTCGTCAAGTGTCTGAGTGGTATATATTGTATCAATTTTAACAACATCAAAATAACAATCCTTTATATAAGATGCCATCAAATCTGCTTGTTCAATGGCAGTTTCATATATTGATGTCTGAAAATGTGTAATTTCACAATCTTTTGCCGCCCATGAGGAATCTTTTCCATCTTTAGATCTACGCAAAATCTTATAAACCATTTCGTATCTCCTTCTTATATGGTTAAGAATAACTTACATTATCAATATACAATGTTTTCAAAAAATGTCAACCGATTTGTATTTTCCTATGCCAAGCGAGTTTCCATAAACTTCATAAAGTGTATTGCATTTACATAGATATAATTCACCGTGTTCAATGCCGCCTTCTTTTTCATGACTGCAAGTTAAACATTCAAATTTACAATTGTCCAAAAAAATTCTATGCCCATGTAATTCTTGCATAGTACCTTTACAATAAAATTTTAAATGAGGATTATATGGCACCCGCTTAGTGATTAATTTACGAAGCGGGTGCGGTTGTTGAAAATGAGCTAAAACTTTTGCTCTTGACATCATATATTCCTTTTCAATCAAAGTTAAAATAATTTCCAATTTCATCAAATAGTCCAGTTTGATGAACAGTGGCAATGATTTTTCCAGTATCTTTTCTTTCTATGACCAAAAATCCATCAGCCCACAATTTAGTTTCATTGTAATATTTTGGATTAGCTTTTCGAATAGTTACCGGAATTCCACGAATGTCTTTAAAAGATTTTTGTTCGTGATTCTCTTTGCTCATTTTTCTTTCCTCTGTTATTGATTACTGTTATGGCAACCTATGAGCCGGCCGTTTGTCGGACGACTGGTAGGATGTCAGTAAAAATCAGTCCATATTTTAACCTTTTCAGCTCTTCCCATAGGGACAACATTCCCAAGAGATGTTAACCAGCCAAAACGTGAGGGCAAACCATTCCGGCGAATGCGGCCCATTTCATAAATGCATGCCGTGCTATTGATATAAAGCCCGGACCAAGTAAGTCTGTTAACTTCACGCTTTGCACCTAGAAGAGTCTTGGCTCCCAGTTTTTCATGGCCTATTTTAAGGTCTCCGATCATGAATTGAACTTCGAACATTCCCGTCTCCTTATGGTTAAGTTGAACTTACATTATCAATATACAATGTTCTCAGAAAATGTCAACCGTTTTTTTAAAAATAATCTTTTACTTTTTCAATTTGACTAAGGCGCATCTTGAAATAACTAACATCATCGGGTTCTTCCCATTCATAATTTGAAAGATTAAATCCTTCTAATGATCTATTTCCATCACTAGCTTCCCATGTCCATCCTTCATTTAACCAAATCAATGCTTTTCCAGGTTCATCATATTCAACATTTTGATCAATTCTTTTATCGTTTTTGATCAATTTAGAAATAATTTTTGGCGTTAGTTTGGTCATTTTTATCCTCCAATTCAACTATTATTATTAATATCATTTTGATAAAAAAATGTCAATAATTATTTTTCAAAAAAAAAACGGTTGACATTTTTTGAGAACATTGTATATTGATAATGTAAGTCAAACAGGCAAATAGGAGAAAAAAACATGATCAAGATTACAAAACAATCTGCAGAAAATCGGATCAAGTATGATTGGCAATTGCTAGCAGATGGCCAAAAAACCAATTTCTTCATTTCGACAATTGATAATAAGTTCGGAGCACCACGAGAATTCTCTTTGGTTGAACATAAAGGCGAAAATGAACTAGACTCTTATGTTTGCGGGTTCAAGTCTGTAAGAGAATTGATCAATGTATTTTCGGGTATAGTGAACTTCAAAACTAATCAATAAAAAAATCCGACAATATGCAAATAAAAAAGGCAGCCTAGGCTGCCTTTTTCTTTATTAATAACGATTTCCTATAGAATATTTTGTTACTAAGTTCCAATAGGGTTTATCTTTAAAAGATACTATTTTAATTTGATTGATATGAGCTACTTCTTGTATTATATCTATGTTTTGGATTGTTACCAAATCCCATTCTTCTAATAATAATGCAATCTTATTTCTTCTTGCAATATCACTTTCAGATATATTTGAAAGTTTACCATCTAATAAAAATAATTCTTTAAAGTGAACTATATAATATCTTCCTTGTTTATGCAGAATATGACATGACTGAAATAATGTATTGTCTTTTTTAGAAGCCAAACCTATTCTAGAGAGAGTTTCTTTTACTTTTAAAAAATCTTCAGAGGTTCTAAGTTTCACCTCTATTAGGTTGTTTATGTTGAACATCATTAATACCTTTTGTTATTTTTGTTTTTATAAGGTCAATTTGCTCAGTAGTTAATATTGTAGCTATATCTAAAGCTTTTGCATAACTTACTTTGTAATATTCACTTATTGCGTCTAGGTTAGGATCTTCTATACGTTTTGACCATTTAGAAAACCTTTTACCTTTTCTTATGCTATTTATTAAATAATCATTTTGTAGTTTATGATCTAGATTATTTGTAAGGTTCATTTCAGATGCATACAATATTGTATCAACAAAATATGACAATGCTCTATTAACTAAAAAAGGATTATACAATTTTTCTGCTAATTCTGGATTGTCGGAATCACGTATAATATCTTTTTTAGTCGTATTAATAGCATTAACAAATTCAAAAGGGTTCATTGATTAAACTCTATATTTGCCATAACTTCAGTAAAAAAAGCAGCCATATTAATCTCATGATCAGCAACGAAAGCTGATTGATATTGATATTTGCTTATAAGTAATACCAATTCCGGAATTGAATTTTTATTAACATAATTATATGAAGTATCATAAAATTTACGAAAAATTTCTGTCGAATCGGAGTCTGTATTTTCACCAACCCATACTCTCATTTCTTTGAAATTCTTAGTCTTTAATATTTCTATTAAAGATTTAAAATTATCATCTGAGATATTAATGAAAATGCCAGTATCGATTGTGCCATTAACAGAATATCTCTGTAGTTCATTTAGAACACGTCTCCAGTCTGGCATATGCTTAGATATAAGTTCAGCAACAACTGCTTTATCATATGTTATATTTTCTTTATCTAAAATTGCAATAACTCTTTTGAAGAACTGAGAAGCTAACTTCTGATAGTCACTTTTTGCAATTTTAAAATCTATAACTGAAACTCGCGAGTGTAAAGGTTCGATGATTCTGTTTTTGAAGTTACACGTAAGTATAAATCCACAATTGCTTGAGAATTCTTCCATGAAATTGCGAAGAGCAGGCTGCGTGGAGTTGCAATTGTGTACTACCATTCCAGTTTCTGTAACAAATGTATGATTTTTATGAACTGTAATATCTATTACATTTTTAATTCCTACAGGAACAATAGATTTAACTTTGATAGTGTTATAATTCATGATATATTTGCTTCTTTTTCAATAAGGTTATTTTAAATTTTTCAACTCTTTTTTGTTTTTTTTCTTCTGTTTCTAGTGATCTAGATTTTTTAATAGCTTTAGATATTTTTTTTCTAGTTTCTGGTGTATTATTATTTGGTGTAGATTTAATAAGCCCTTTTAACCATCCTTCTGGAATAATATCATTACAATCAAACATTTTACACTGATTAGTTATAGGATTGTAATAAGATTTTTTTCCAATTTTAGAATTTGATATTTTTACTTTAGTTTCTTCTGTGTATTTTGGTCTATTTCTTCTATTTACGGGGTATGGCTTTCTACAATATGTGTTACATTCGTGTAATCTTGAAATAAGAAGTGTCATAATTCTATTCTTATTTCTTTTATATGTTTTTATAATTTCTATATAATTTAATATTCTATTTTTTAATCCTGAACTATTTGATGGTATAAAATTTTTAT